TTATTACTAATAGAATACTAATCAAAATACCATAGTAAACAACAAAAGAACAAACTTAATGATTTATCGATTTAGTAATTGATCATAAAATGACATGATTGATTAATGAAAATAACGTGATCGCAGTGGCGATTTATAGTATATATACCTGTCGATCAGGTTTTTGTGATACAAATATCATATTATAGCGATCAGGTCTATGACTCCGGGTTCATCACCCCCATACAACCCAGCCGGCTTTATATACTCTTTTAGGCGTGGCTGGCTGTTAGTATATAAGGCGTATTAAACAACTAATGACCAAAAATTCTTTTATATACTCATAGATCACATTTTAGTATATAAGGCGTATATTATCACAAACAATGAAAACATTTCCATAGTGTAGAGGATCGCATATAGTTACGCTAGGTGCATATAGCGAAAAACCAAAAAAAAATTCGAGTTTCCCATACAAATTCGGGGCGTACAAATCCTAATCGGAAAAAACTTTGGGACTAGTTTCGTTTCCCACCGTAGTAGGATTTTCCGTGTCCTTCGGAAATTAGTTTCTTATTGATATTAGTCCTTCCTATGTACAAATCACATAGAGGTCTACCAAACTTACCATCACCATAATACTTGAGAATAACCTGATTACTAGCTTCTTTTATAAGTTGATTGAGTCTATCTTTTGCTGCAATTCCTTTCGCTTTTTCTTTCTTGTCTTTTGTCCGTGTTTCGGGGGTGTTGATACCATACAGTCTCACTCTCTTCTCAATAAATATACCAAAACCGAGATTAATAAGTACATCGACAGTATCACCGTCTAGAACACGCTTGACTATGGCGTTGAATCTAGGCTTGAGACTTTCCATCTTCGGTAGCCAACGGCTCTTCGAGTTTGCCTGCAACCATCGTTCCTTGAAGCCTGAACAGGCATCTTCCCAATTCACGCCTACTATGGTCACCTATGAGTTCACTACAAACAACGCATATTACCTTACCGATTTGCTTGTTACTTAGCATTTTTCTTCACCGGTTTTTCTACTAATATGGTTTTCAGCCTTCGATTCTCTTCCAGCAGAATCTTGTTCTGTTGCTCTAAACTGTTTATATAACTCTCTAAAATCTGTAATAATCCCAATTATATACCCACCACCCTTGTGTACTTTTCAAACTTTGAAATACATCTCATGCAAGTTGGACTGTCTTTATACAAATCAATATTATTTACCGAAAACCTTCGCCAACACGTTGTACACGTATGACACTTACACACACAAGCCACCCTTTCGTCATCTAGACATAAAGGACAGTTTGGAGCCTTAGTCATGTATACTGGTGCCAGTTAGCCTTTGAGGTAATTTCCTCCTCGATGTTGTCAGTCTTTTTATCATTGTAGTTTACTGTAATACCCTTATCTTGCAACTGCTTGAAAGCCCACACGAATATGAAAATAATACCAGCCGGTAAACCAAAGCCTGTACAACACATGAATATGCCTATGTACAACCACCAATTACTTACCATTTATCATCACCAAATGGATCTTTATCAACCGGAGCTTTGACCTTCCTCCATTTCACAGTCTGCATCACGCCTTCATACATATCATTAACAATGTCTATTTTATCCTGTATCTGTTCTTTCCTCATTTCTTATCACCTTTATGGGATCGTTCATGATCGAATATCTCTTGATAATCATCCGAAGTTGTGTGATGATGTGGCTTGTTTTCCTTCACCCAACCACATTCACTACAAGTGTACTTCATGTTTCCTCTTGTGCTTGAGTACGACATACATATGGGACATATCGCCCTCGTACTTCCACCCACATTTCTCGCATACATAGTTAACATTTCCCTTAGACATTATATACCAATCTTCTTATATAAGTGTTGCCAACGCAAAAAAACGGTGGCTTCGCCACCCCATCAAGTCCACTTTCGTTCCATTCTACGTCTGAAATAATCGATGATCCAACGACCTGTCCTCCGTCTGCCGTAGATCATCTGTATACGATCAACGTCATGTGCCAGCCCCACCGGTTTCGGCATTACACCCATCTTCTTGTACTCGTTAATAGCATCTGGTGTTAATGGTATATGAGTTCCATGAATATCATATTTTCTCTCACCCTTATCATGAAGCAATACACTTCCATTGTAATATGGGTACATTATGCACTCCTTACACGCTGCTTGATGTTTTAAACCGATTGCATGACCACACTCATGTAGTAGTGTGTGTATAATATTATAAGTTCTAATCTTTGTCTTTGTATGTGGTGGATAGTTCTGTGGATCTACCTCATGTGCATTTTTTGATTTTCCATCTATTGACCATACTACACTATCATTGAATGTAATATCACCCCCAATTTTTCTACCATTTGGGAAGTATGCGTATGCAAGTGTTGTAGGTCTATCTCTAAAGAATTTGTCATCTTCTTTTCTCACAAACCTCATTTCTATATCTGCTGTTCCACTTGTTATTCTCTTAAATCTTATCTCTTTAGTCCTTAACCCCCACTGTCTCAGTGCTATTGTTAAGGCTTTATCCTCAAACTTACTATTTGGGAAGTGCTGTGATTCGTTTGTTACCTTATATGTAATATATCCATACTCTTTACCATCTTTTTTAACAGGCTCCCACTTATGCTTCCACTCATCTACTTCTTGTGTGCTTACGCCATATTCTAACTCTAATTCCGAACTAGCTTCAAATTTTTCATTATTGTCAACAATAACACAAAATTTATCTTCAGGCATATAATTCATAATAATCTGTCATATATAAAAGTTTACTTGTTTTCCATATATGATATTGCTTCTTTTCCACTTTCCAACACAACATCTATTCGTTTGTAATGTTCTGTCTCGTAGCGATCTAGTCTTTCTAAATCATCATCCGTTACATTGAATGTCTTACCAACTACAAAATCACCATCTGATTTCTCTATTGTTGGGTATATTAGAAATTCAGTATGTACAGTAGTTTTATAGTTGTTCAGAATATCATTTCCTGTTTTCACATCTTTTTGCAGAACTATCCCTCTAGTACCATCATTCATTAGAGATCCATATACAAATAGAGTGTGATTCATGTTATCATGTTAATAGTTTCAACTTAAAAACTTATTCGTCATCTGTCATCTTCCCATTCATATCTACAGTCTGGGCATACACGCCACTTCTTGACAAGTTTAACGTTTTCCTTTAGGCAGTTTCTACACCTCATTTTATTCTTCCTCAGATGTCAGTTCTTCTATCTTATCTTCTGCTAGAAGTGTAAGTTTCCAAAATGTCCTCTTTGTCTTTAATGATATTTTACTTGGATCTTTCTTTCCAAATGCCAAGCCAAACCAATCCAAAATCTCGGAGTAGTCATCAACATTAAATTCAACCATTACTTGTATGCCACCCTCTCTACAGCATCTAGTATTTTATTGTAAAGTGCAGGATCTTTTTTTTGTATTAGTTCTGCTATTCCTTCTATACCACCCATTAATCCACCAAGAAATATCTCATATTCAGTATCACTTTCAAACTTTCTTATCTTTGATGGCTCTTTTAAACTAAAAGCATCACATATTAACTTCATAGCTTCGCCTATAACCTTCCACTCTTCCATACTTTTATGAAAAATTCGTCAGTTTTATAGATTATGTGGGCTGGTTAGCCACTCCAGACTTTCCCTTAAGGGCTGTGCAAGCTCACACCACCCACAATCTTTATATCTACTGTATATATTTAAAAATTATGGCAAACATACTAAGTAGAAATAGTGAAGAGGAAGAAAAACCAAAAGGTACGTGCAAGTGTTCACAAACTTCAAGACACGTTGACTGTAAAGAACACGGATATTAGTCGTAATATTTTACAAATCTTGACGTTTTCCTGACAAAAGTTTATATATAATCATTTATCTGGTATTATATGGGACTTGCCGATAGGATAAAGGGAATTTTAAGACCTACTAGTAAATCATACACAGAAACAACGGTTAGACCAAGTGTAGCACAGCCATATATGGCTACCGATACAGGTGCCAAATTACCAATTTTTCCATTCCCATTAATAATGATTTATGAATTAGCAGATAATGTTGATTCACTTCGTATACCAATAGAAACGTTAAACCGTGAAATGTTTAAAAATGGATTTGAGATAGTTGAAAAATGGAAGTATAAATGTGAAAACTGTGGAAAGGAATTTCAATACAAACCACTTGCAGATTCTGTAAGGGATGAACAGCCATTTGAGACAAATGATGATAATGAAAAGATAATTGGGGCTTCTACAACAACAAAGGCACTAGTTCTTAAAAAAGATGATGAGGGAGTATTGCAATGTGATACTTGTTTGTCACATGATCTGTTAAGACCTGTCCCTGAAAACAGGAAAAAACTTGAAGATATTTTAAACAAGCCTGTAAACTCCAACCTACAGAGTATTGAAGATATTGCAAGAATGATTGAGAGGGATCTTGAGATAGCAGATAACGCATACATTCTACTTTTGAAGAATTATTTCATAAATGATACTACAGGTGAGATAGAGGATGATAAAACCGAAATTAAAGAGATTTTGAGGATAGATCCTCCACAAGTAGCTATGATAGCTGACAGTGATGGTAGAATTGGATATGATGATAAGCATAATCCAGTATACGTTTGTCCAAAGTTTGAACATCGTGGGAAACGTCTAACATCTGAAAGATGTGATGTTTGTGGAACAAAAGCACTAAAAGCCGTTTGTGAAGTTAATTCTGTATATTCTATAGGAATACCACAGCCAAAGAGGGTTGTTTACGGTGAAGGTGAAATAATTTGGCGAGCTGGTAAGTACAGACCGGGATTACTCTATGGATATTCACCAATTTATTCAATTTGGTCTAAAGTTATGTCATTATCTCATATGGATGAGTATATTAGAAAATACTTTGATAAGATGAGACCACCAAGAGGTATGTTAGTTATTGCATCAAGGAATTATGAAACATTCAGAAAGTCTTGGGATGCGTTAGAACAAAAGGCAACAGAAGATCCTTACATGATTCATCCACTATTAGTTGAGTCAGACAAACCGGGAGGTAAGAATATGGCACAGTGGTTAGACTTTACTGGTTCACTTAAAGAATTAGAATTTATTGAAATAAGAAGAGAGTTAAGAATGATCATCGGTGCAATATACGGTGTACTTCCACTATACTTTGGTGAGCTACCTACAGGTTGGTCTCAAGAAGGATTACAAGTTACAATTACAAACAGGGCAATAAAATGGGGACAGGATATTCTCAAGCACACATTCTTTGATAGAATAGCACAAATAAACGGTGTAGAGGATTGGGAATTAAGATTAAAAACCGGTGAGGAAACAGATAAATTGAGAGACTTGCAAATACAGGGTGTCGAGATAGAGAATATGATGGCATTACAATCATTAGGATTTAACATAACACGAACACACACAGGTGAGTTCAAAGTATCAAAAGATCCGGTTATAACAACAGAGGAACAGTTCATGGGAGCTCCTTCAGATCCATCAGAAAATGATCTTGGTGATGAAGGAAGAGGTAGAGGTACAGCAGCACCAAAGGAAGATACACAAAGATTTGAAGGTGAGCCAAAGAGATCTTATCCATCAAGAGCTGGTGGTCAAATGCAGGGACAACCAGCAAAGAAACCACAGGGATCGTCAAAGAAATCAGTAGATTTAACAAAGAAGTTTCCAAATGGAATACGACCAGATAACTTTGAAGTTGTAAAACAAACATTGCAGGATTCTATAGACTTTGGTTGGAAAAAGACAAAAACTGTTGATATGTTAAGAAAAAACGCAAGAATTACAGTAAGACAGGCAAGAGAGATAGTTACTAATGAGTTAGGAAATACAAGGAGGTGGGAAGATGTCAACGAAGAAAACTAATATAAAAACAAAGGAAGTCGTAAGCAAGGTTAAGAAAACCACACCAAAATCAGATACATCTATAGTTAAACCAACAAATGTGTATAGTGCTGATTATAGTCTTATAGACAATAGTATTGAAGAGATAAAAAAAGCAAGTAGAAAGGTCTCGACCAATTCATACGCAACAAATAATGTTTATATCATACTACAGGATGCTTTAAAAAAAGTTTTAAACGCAGAGAAGTAATATGCCTACAGAATTACCTGTAGACACAGGAGGTACTGATTATGGTAAAAAGCTTTGGGATAAACATCAAGGTAATGAGTATACCAGAGTTAACAATTATAAGGAAGCAGTGTGTCTAAATTGTCTTAAAACTGATGCAACGTCAGCAACAATAGCAGATATATGTTCCGAGTGTGCTGGAAAGCGTGGTAGAGAGCCACTACTTGCTACAGTAAGTCAAAAAATGTATGGGTTGTGTTTTTTCTGTGGTCACTATAAATTTAACATAGAGCAAATCAATGGCAGATTCTGTAGAAGTTGTCATAGGCGTATAGCGAATGTTACTAAGGAATATAACAAAAAAGGTGGAATGTTTAAGGCAGATCCATTTTGGATTAAGATGAGAAAGAAATTAGGAAAGGATTGGATGAAGTTAATGTCTAATGGCTCGCAAAATAAGCGATAATAATATAAATACTAGATAAATTATAATTATATCATGTTAGAAGGATTGATAGAGAACTCATTAGTCATAATGGTAGGATTATTGGCTACTGCCGGATTTGGTGGTCTTGTTGGATATTTTAGAAAAAGAACCAACTGCTTACAGAAGGTGGCTGATGATATGGA